CTAGCTTATCTATGTAGGCTTTTTTGTATGCCTCAGACCCTTCTTCACCTGAGGCCAAAGCAAAGTCGCGGGCAATCTGCTGTTCACGCACTAGACCTTCTGCCTTTATTGGCAGCCCGGCAAGCGTAAATTCGGCTTGCTCAAGTTTTGCATCACGCTCTGGCGACGCAGGCGCTGCTTTCAGCGCCTTAATATCGCTTTGCAATCTAGCGCGGGCCTCTGCGATCTGAACTGCTTGCGGCACAGCGGCTGCACGTCCTTCACGTGTGCGCTGCGTCACCAACGCCGCGTCGGCCTGCGCCTTGCGTGCGTAGTCGGCCAAAGCTAATGCGCCTTGCTGATCACCAGCATTGGCTAGTTGACGGGCAGCGGTAAGGATCGAGTCAGGGTTGCCCAGGTCAAGCCCACCCAACACCGACTGGCGCGCGCTGATCATGCGCAACTGTGGGTCTTCCGCGCCCAGCAGGCCGGCTAAACCGGTGCCGAACTGCTGGCCCGCACGGATAGCACCAAAGCGGACGCTCTGATACGGATCAAGCTGCGCGAGTTCCGCAGCCTGACGTTGCATCATCAAATCCTGCTGCCGTTGGTACATCTCAGGCGAGGTGAACAAACCTAAAATTTCGCTTGCCATGATGGCTCCTAATTCGTCACTGCGTTCTTAGTAATACCCGTAACCTTGATTACGCGCATTAGGGTTAGGCGTAAAGTAGTTGGTAGGAAAATTGCCCGGCACATTTTCATTGAACGAAGAATACGAAGGGCGGCTAAACAAGTTCTGCACTCCGCGAGTAAAGTCTTGATTAGTGCTAAGCCCCTGCAAGAACGATGCTGTCGGGTTCAACGCATTCGCCCCTTGCATAGTCTGCGCTGCGTTTGTGCCACCAGTTAACAGTGCCTGCGCGCTGGCAGTATTGCCGCCACCTAACGATGCACCAAGGCTCAGTGGCTGTTGGCCAAGCGATTCAATATCGCCTGCTGCGCCGAGATAACCTTGGAACGGCGCGAGTGAGCCAACTAAACCGCGCTGGTAGCCGCCCAGCAAATCGGCACCCGTGCCGAACAGCGTAGTGCCGAATGCCAACTGACGTTGCCCTTCTTCTTGCGCCTGTGCGGCTAACCTTGCGTCTTGTTGTGCAATCGCGTTGTAGTACGCCTCCATCTCTGGATTCGTTGCAGCAAGTCCTGCCCCGCCACCTGGACGCGTACCAGTTGCGCCGACCGACAAACCAGTGCGGCCTGCTTGGAACTGTTCATTGCGCAGTGCGGCCAACTGACGCTCACGTTGCGGAGCCAAGATGTCGAGCTGCGAGGTCATGTAGCGTTGTGCCACATCAGCAGGTGACTGGGCGATGTATTGTTGGCCAAGATCAAACAGACTAGTCGCCGCGCCGGTCATCGGGGCATACAGTTCTGGCGCTTGTGCCAAGTAATCCATGCCTTGGCCGCCAGCCATACTCATCAAGCGGTCTTGGTAGGCCCGCATCTCTGGCGTTAGCTCATAAGATGCGCCGCTCACACGGCCGTCTTTTCCAGTCGTGAACTGACTGCGGCCGAACCGTGTTGTAATGCCTACCGGCCGAAAGCGTGCTTCTTCTGCAGCAATACGCGCAGCGTCGCGTTGCGCGGCAGCAGATTCGCGAGCAGCACTCCTAGTAGCGCCAGCCTGCATCGAACTACCTAGAAGCCCTAACCCACCCCCTATAACTGCGGCAGCGATAGGCATGTCATTCTCCTTTAATCAACACGTTGTCCACGTTCGCCGGGTCTTTTTCATCCGTTGCGTGGATACAGTACCAAACACAATCTTCAATTGCTTTCACGCCGTGCGTGACGCCCGCTTTGATTTCAATGCACGCCGGAGCGTTCACGATTTCAATCTCTTCACCTACTAGCACTGCCACTTTGCCTTTAGCCAAAATCGACAAGTGACTAAAGTCATGCGTGTGCTTCAATATCGCCTGTCCAGCTTTTACGCGTATCTCTTTGGCGTATAAACCATCAGAAAAATGGTGAATAAGCTGATGGTCGGGTAATGTTTCAACAATCATGCAGTCCGCTTCCACATATACACAACGATGTACGGCTGTAAGTTAGCGTTCGTACCGGACGAGCCTTCTGTGCTGTTAGACACAGTAATACCCGTAGTGTTAGATTCGGAAGTAAGTTCTGCGCCGACAGCAGTTAAACCTACCGCCCCTTGAGAACTACCAGAACTACTAGCACCTACGTTATACGCATTTAATTTATGTGTGTGCCCTGGGTCTGTTACCGTTGCTGTGTGCGTGTGGCTCACAACAACTAAATCTTTAGAGCCGCCAGTCTCTTCAGCCGTGTCAAACAACGTGTCACTGGCGTTAAGGCCCACCATCACTCGGCCAGCGCCAAATTCCGTCCACGTACCAAACCCAAGTAACGTGCCTGGGTTCGTGCTATTAGTTGCATTAACGTAGATCGAACCAACTGGGTATAGGGCTAGTTTTACTGCGTCAGCAACGTCCTGCACAAACGCCGTTGTGGCTAACTTAGTGCTGTCATCGGTCGACGTTTGTGTAACCGCTGTTGTGCCAGTTGGCAATGCGGGCGTACCAGTAAATGTTGGCGAGGCAAGATCGGCTTTCGTCGCAACGGCCGTGGCGATATTGTTGAACTCCGTGTCGATCTCGGTGCCCTTGACGATCTTGCCTGCGTTGCCAGACGCCAGCGCGTCTTTAGCCGCAAAATCGGTAGATTTAACGTAGTTACTCATGACACCCTTCCATTCTTAGCTTGGATTTCAATCCGTTGAATCGATAACGCCGATCCATCAATGTTTGCTTCGTACCCAGTCTGCACAATCTTGCCGGAGCCTGTCGCTTGCGCGTACAGCGTTTGTAGCGCTAAACCGTTGGCGTATTCTGCCACCGGCACGCCGTTAGCGCCGTACTCCGCAATGCCGTATTCCGCAACTGATTGCGTCGGAATTTGCACGTTCTGCGACAGGTAGTTCTCGGTAAAATCGAACCCCCATTTCATCGTGATGTATTGGTTCGTTCCGCCAATTACGACGACTAGCAAACGCTTCAAAATGGAAGTAACACTCTGATCACCTAGATCGGAATGGTTTGTGTAGTACTGTATGCGATACGTCGAACCGTTATCCGTATGGCCAGTGTATTTACCGACGTAACCCGTCTTGCCGATCAACAAGTCACCATTACGTCGCGATAGCAACGCTGTCGGTTCGATGTCTGTCCAAGTGGTCACCCGCGCAGCTCCATCCTGCAACGTAGCGCGTGTGTCGAATACATAGACTGACTTGTTAGCCGGTAACGTCAATAGATAGAACGCGTCGACTTCCGAATAAACGGCCTTAATGTTGGCTAATGTTTCACCTGCGACAATACCCATCAAGTCGTTTCGGACGTTCTTGCTGATGTCCTTAAACGGCGCAGACTTCTCTTGAATCGTGCGCATGATCGACCGCACACCGCTGTTCGATAAGAACAAGACGTCAGTATTAGTGCCTTGCACCGAATCACGCGCAATGCAGCCAATACCAATCACCGTGTCGTACAACGACATCGTCGACGGAGCTGTTGCACCTTGGTAGACGAGAATCTGACGCTTACCGAAGATAAACAGGAATCCGTTATGCGCAGCCAGCGCCACAATCTCGTCTTGTCCGTTCGGCCAGACATTGTTCACGTTCAACGTGCCCGATGTACCGCCGGTATAGATGTGGCCGGACAGTAAGTCAGAAAACGTCAGTGTTTGTTTATCTGCCGCAGTATTAGCAATCCACAAACGACCGTATGCTGAGATGCACACATTGCCAGACGGCACCGTGCCCGCGTAGCCAGTCTTCTCACTGACACGGCGATAGGTCGTTGTGCTGACCGTTGGGTCGTAGATTAGCGGATCATGCCCAGTCTGGAAAAAGTACGTGATGTTGTTCAGCGACGCGCATTGCCAATTGTTGGCCGTAATTGTCGGCGCCGTGCCGCCGCCACCGTAGGTCAACTCGACAACCGCATTACTACCGTCGAGCTTGAAAATCTTATTGTTGCCAGCAAACAGCACCGTGTACGTGCCGTCGGCTACCACCAGCTCATGGATAACGCCGATCGGATTCGAGCCAAGGTTGCCCGTGCTGGCGTTCAGGTTGTCCCAACCCTTACGCGCGCCAATTCGGCCATACTGATCAATAACGCAATTAATAGCCGTCAACGCAAAACCCGCGTTCAAATCAAGCGGCGAGTCTTGCGTATTCAGGCCATAAAAACCTGGCGCTGAAATGCCATAGGTTTGTATCGCCTGGCTCATGTCGCGATGAACTCCTGCATCTCAGGAAAGCGTGTGGCTTCCAAGGCTATATAATCAGAAAGCATACTTCTGTACAGCGCATATGCCTCAGAAGAATTTAGGCCGCCATCTTCGCCCCGTTCGACCAACGCTCTGGCGTAAGCGTTCTGCGCCACCAACACATCTGGCACCAGCACCGACGTGTTGTCTGACGACAGCACCGCCTGTGGAACCGTTAAGAAAAACTTAACGGTGTACACGCCATCAGGCCGGCCCCACAGTTGCACTTTAGCGTCGCCGCTGCCATCAACACCTTCAAAGCAATACTCTGTAGGTACCGAGTTTACAAATGGCTGAAGGTTCTGCTTGCGCCGCATGTCTCCCACCGTAATGTTGCGCATGACAACGTTGGAGGTCGTGTTCAACGGGTCGCTGGA